GGCCAAGAACGCCATCGAACGTACTGAAGCTGCGCGGCGCCGGCAAAAAACATCCGGAGCGAATGAAGGAGCGCGAAAACGAGCCGGTAAATAAAAACCCGATCGGCGAACCTCCCGGATTTCTGACGAAGGCCGAGCAACAGATATGGCGCGAGATCGTCGAGAATTCTTGTCCTGGTGTACTGACCCAGGCCGACCGATTCGCGGTCGAGGAAATGTGCCGACTGCTTTCGAAATTGCGCCTACAGAAAAAAGTTCGAGGTAAAGGCGGCAAGATGGTCCTGGATAAACCCATGCTCGGAGAGCGGCAACTGTTTAGCCAGTGGTGCGCTCGTATTGGCATGACTCCCGCGGACAGGTCGAAAATCAAGATTCCGCCACAACCGAGCAAAAACAGATTCGAAGACGATGATTAATGCTGAAAGCATTCGAGGGGTTCCCGCATAGCAAAGATGCGTACATATACGCCAATCATGTAGTCAAGGGCCACGCGCCTGCCTGCAAGCAAGTCATTCAGGCCTGCCAAAGATTCCTCGACGATCTTGATGGTGATCTCGATTTTGTCTTCGATCCAAAGCTCGCCGACCGAGCTTGCAAGTTCATAGAAAACCTGCCCCACACAAAAGGGAGGTGGGCGGCTCAGAAGATGGATTTAATCCTGAGCCCCTGGCAGCGGTTTATCGTTTGCAATCTGTTCGGATGGGTTGACGAGATTGGCCTGCGGCGATTCCGCAAGGCGTATCTCAAGATCCCGCGCAAGAATGGCAAGTCACTTTTGTCGGCGGCGATCGGGCATTATATGTTTGCCAAGGATGGCGAATTCGGCGCTGAAATATACAGCGGCGCAACGACCGAAAAGCAGGCCTGGGAAATCTTCGGGCCGGCAAGACTGATGGCGCTCCGGACGCCTGAATATACGGAGCATTTCGGGATCGAGGTAAACGCCCGTAATTTGAATATCCTGGACAACGGTTCGAAGTTCGAGCCGATGATCGGAAAACCTGGCGACGGTGCCAGCCCTTCGTGCGCCCTGATCGACGAGTATCACGAGCACGATACGGATGGTATGGTCGAGACCATGGAAACCGGCATGGGTGCGCGCGAGCAACCCTTGCTATTGATGATCACGACCGCGGGCGACAATATCGCCGGGCCGTGCTTCGACATGGAAATCGAATGCAAGAAATTGCTCGAGGGCGTGTTCAGGGACGAGCGATTATTCGCCCTGATTTACGGAATCGACGAGCAGGACGACTGGACCGACCCGGAAGCACTCCGCAAGGCAAATCCGAATTTCGACGTGTCGGTATCCGGCGAATTTTTGCTGGCACAGCAGCAGCAGGCGATCCGGTCCGCGGGGAAGCAGAACGCATTCAAGCGCAAGCACCTTAACCAGTGGGTCGGCGCGCATACCGCCTGGATCAACATGGAAAAGGTCAAGCTCTGCGCCAATTCGAAATTGCGCCCGGGGCGGCTCAAGGATGCCGACCTGATAATCCCGGTCGATCTTGCGAGCCGCATCGATATCACTGCGATATTGAAAGTTTTCTCGAAGGAAGTGCGCGGGAAAAGGCACTACTACGCATTCTCTCGTTTCTATTTGCCGGAAGAAACGATATTGGACCCGAAAAATGCCCACTATCAAAAGTGGTTCAACGACGGGCACCTGATCACTACTGAAGGCAACGAGGTCGATTTCAACGAAATACAGGCCGACATCAAGGCAGACCTGGATAAATACGGCGCGAAGGAAGTCACCTACGACCCCTGGCGAGCAACGCAGCTGGCCCAGGGGCTCGCCGGCGAGGGCGCAAAGATTGTCGAATTTCGTAATACGGTGGCAAATATGTCGCCTGCAATGTACGAGCTCGAGGCGGCGATCGAGTCAGGGCGGTTTCATTACGACGATAACCCAATCATGACGTGGATGTTTTCGAACGTGGTCGCGAAGGTCGACGCGAAGGACAACATTTACCCGCGTAAGCAGAAACCAGAGCAGAAAATCGACGGTGTTATTGCACTGATCATGGCCATTGGCCGGTTCATGGCCTACGAGGAAAAAATGAACATCGACGCATTCATTAATGACCCGATTTCGATATGAACGTATTCACACGGTTTTTCCGGTGGCTCGGGGGTAACGCGAACACGCAGCACCAGGGATCGCAACTGATTCACCCGGCGACTACTGCTCACGAAGACGTTCCGACAATCGGTGTTGATAGCGCACTACAGGTTTCGACGGTATGGGCATGCGTGTCGCTGCTGGTCGAAACAATATCCAGCCTGCCATTGATACTGTATCGCACGAAAGCGAACGGCGACCGAGAGTCGGTGACGGCCGGCCGGTTGCACCAGGTGCTTTGTTGCGCGCCGAATGCGCGCCAGACCGTTCAGGAATTCTGGGAGCAAATGCTGCTGAATTTCTGCCTGCGCGGCAACGCCTATGCGCGGATCGATCGCGGCGCCGATGGCGGCGTATCGGCGCTCTGGCCGTTGTCAGCCGATCAGGTCGAAGTGGTAATCGATCATGAGGGGCAGGTTTTTTACCGATACTACATCGACGGCAAAGAAGTCATATTTTTGGAGGGCGACGTTTTACATATCCGGGGCCCGGGTAACGGTGTTGTTGGCCTGTCGCCGCTTGATTACATGCGCGCGAGCGTCGGCCTGGCAATCAATGCGCAGAATCACACCAATAAGGTTTTCCGCAAAAACAGTCGCCGGCCCGGCATTTTAATGTCGAATGAAGTGCTGACGGATGTGCAACGGGAAGCCCTGCGCCGGAATTTCGGCGACATCACCAGCGGCACGCAAAAAGAACTGTACATACTCGAGGCGCAGTTCAAATTCGAGCCCCTGGGCATGGCGCCGGCCGATATTCAACTGCTCGAGAGTCGTGCGTTTTCGGTTCAAGATATCGCCCGATGGTTCGGGGTTCCCTCTGTCCTGGTCAACGATACCCGGGAGACAACCAGCCTCGGATCGAGCGTCGGCGAGATAATCAGCGGATTCCATCGCCTGAAACTGCGCCCGCAACTGGAGCGGATCGAGCAGGCAATAATCAAGCGCGTGCTATCGCCCAGGCAGCGAGCCGAGCGCCTGGGCGTCGAATTCAATCTGGACGCACTACTGCGGGCGAGCCTGAAGGATCGCATGGAGATTTACGCGAAGGGCGTCCAGAACGGTATTTATAATCGAAACGAGCCGCGGCAAAAAGAGGGAATGCCCCCTTATCAAGGCGGCGAAATCTTTACTGCTCAAGTGAACTTGATGCCGGTCGATAAACTGGGCACCCAGCAAACAGCCGGCAAAACACCTGCGGAGCCAATAGAGCAATGAAAAACTGGTATACGATTCAAAACAAAATCGATGGAATCATCGATATATCGCTGCATGACGAAATCGGCCTCTGGGGCGTCAGCGCTCGCGACTTTATCGCAGAGCTGCGCGGTTACTCAGGCATCAAGGTCATAAATCTGTCGATACACAGCCCCGGTGGCAGCGTCCTGGACGGACTCGCGATGTATAACGCATTGCGCGATCACCCGGCGAAAGTTTACGGCCACGTCGAGGGAATCGCGGCCAGCGCCGCGTCATTCGTGCTCATGGCGGCTGACGTGATATCGATGCCCGAGGACGCCTTCATCATGATTCACAATGCCTGGGTCATGGCAATGGGCGATTCGGATGAATTGCGCGATGTGGCGGACGTGCTCGACAAGATGCAGGGCACGGTCATGGATATTTACGAGCGGCGCACCGGCATGGATCGCGACGAGCTCGCGGCGATGATGAAGGCGGAAACCTGGATGAATTCGGCCGACGCGCTCGAGCTGGGGTTCATCGACACGATTACCGATGCCGTCAAGGCCGCGGCGAAAGCGCATGCGTTCGCGAAATATTTCAAGACGCTGCCGGCCGATGCCGAGCCGGTCGGCGTCGAGCATATCGAATCAGTAACGGATTTTGAGAAGTGCCTGCGCGATGCAGGACTTTCAAGGGGGCTGGCGCAAGCGCTGACCAGCCGCGCAAAGGACGTTTTCCTGGGCGATCCAGGCAAACCCGATGACGCTTTGGCCCAGGTTTCGGCGGCTTTGGATAAAGCAAAGATACCTGCACAAATCAGCGACCCTGACGCCGGCTAAAGCCGGTTTTTTTATATCTGACTCATAGAGGAAAAGCCATGAGTGATTTAGCAACCATCCTGCGGCAGATCGAGGGCATCGAGTCCAAAATGACTGCTTTCCAGGAAAAAGCGCGCGCGGAAATCGAAGCGGCCGGTAAACCGGACCCTTTGACTATCTCGCAACTCGAAAAACTTGGCGAGGACCAGCGCGAAATCGCAGACCGCTTGCTTGCCATTGAGCAAAAGGGCGGCGCCCCGGGCGCCCCGGGCGCCAGTGGTCCTTCGATGGGCAAGCAGTTCACCGATAGCGATGCCTACAAGGCATTCGCGGCCGGCAACACGCAAAAGGCCCGCGTCGAGGTTCAGATGAACACCTTGACCGGATCGGATACGAACGTCGCGCCCGACCGCAAGCCCGGAGTCGTTCCCGGTGATTTCCATTTCCTCACCCTCGAGGATCTGTTTATCTCGGTTCCGACCACCAGCAACGCGATCGAATTCACGCGCGAGGCCTCGTTCACGAACAGCGCAGCCGAGGCCGCGGAGGCCGCGGAGAAGGGCGAATCGGCTCTGACCTGGTCACTGGTCAATATGCCGATCAGCACCGTCGCGCACTGGATCAAGATATCGCGCCAGCTCGCCATGGATAACGCGGCCCTGGCCGCATACGTCAATACGCGCATGCGGTATGGCGTCGATCGTCGTGTGGAAACGCAGCTCGGCGCCGGCAATGGCACCGCGCCGAATATTTCCGGTATTCTCGATACCGGCAATTTCACGGCGCACGGCTACGCCGCGGCGAACCTCGGAACGCTGACCAAGGTCAACCTGATCACCAAGATCATCGGCGATCTGTGGGCCGTCGGCGCGATTCCGGACGCGATCCTGCTGAACCCGGTCGACTGGGCCCAGATCCAGGTCGATATCACCGATAGCTCGGTGAACGCCGCACGGATCAACTGGGTGAACGGCGTGCAGCCGCTCCTGAACGGCCTGCCGGTCATTCAGTCGAACGGTATCACCGCGGACAATATCGCGGTCGGTGCCTTCCGCGAGGCGGGCACGATCCACAACCGCGAGGGCGTGGTTGTCGAAATGTCGGATTCCGACGACGACAACTTCACGAAAAACCTGGTGACGATCCGTGCGGAACGCCGGCTCGCTCTGACGATCGAGCGGCCGACGTACATCATCGCGGGCGATCTGACCCCGGCCTAATCCGGACAACCAACAACCTGAAAGGACCGGGGCAGGCAACTGCCCCGGTATAAATTAATGGCAGAGCCAAAAGAGAAAACCATCAAAATCAAGATCGGCGGCAAAGATGTTCACGCGCGCGGTCACGGCACCATGCGGGCCGGGAAAGTCTACGAGGTATCACCGCAGATCGCTGAATTCTTCATCAAGCGGAAAGAAGTCTCGAAAGAGTAGCCTGCGCGCAACTGACCTGGCGTAAAACCCCATGAACCTGACGCGATCATTCGATGCTGAATCCGAGGCGTTGTCGCTGGCGGACGTAAAAAACCACCTGCGGATTACGACAACCGACGACGATGACGCACTGCGCTCATTTATCGCCGGTATTCGGCATCGAACGGAATGGCACCTGCTGAAAACGCTGGTGACTTCTACCTGGGTTTTGCGCCTCGACTCGTTTTACCCGAAGGGTGAAATTGCCCTGACGGTCGACCAGTACAACGGGTATCTTTCGGCGACTCTTGACGACGAAATATGCCTGCCGATGGGGCCGGTGCAATCGATCACGTCCGTCGAATATGTCGACACAGACGGTGCGACTCAAACCCTGAGCAGTTCGCTTTACCAGTTCGATAGCCGGGGCCGATTAAAACCGGCCTATGGTACGGTCTGGCCGGCCACGCGCGCCCAATACGATGCCGTTACGGTCACATACAAGGCCGGCGTCACGCATGCCGGCAACGTGGCCGAGGATATCAAGCTGGCCATGTTGATGTGGATCGGCGCCTGCGACATCAACCGGGAAAATATCGCATTCACCCAGGTTTCGGAAATACCGGCCGGCGCGAAAAGCATACTGGCGCCGCATCGCGACCTGAAAATATGAGATCCGGACAGCGAAAGCGCAAGGTAGTCGTCGAGCGCCTGACGAGTGCGCGCGGCACCTACGGAGAGCAAACCGAGACCTGGGCAACCCTCGCATCGCATTTTGCGAACATCAAGCCGATGCAGGGCACCGAAACCGTCCAGGGCGGAAAAATCGACCCCAAGGTGACGCACCTTTTCACATTCCGGAAAGCCGATATTACGCCGGCCGACCGCATCACGGTCGACGGCAGGGTATTCAACATATCGCGCGTACTCAATGACGAAAGTCGCGGCACCGATCAACTGGTGACGGCAATCGAAAATGTTTGACCTGACCATCATTGGAGACAAGGCGCTCGAGCGGAAACTGAACGCCATGGATAAAAAAGTCGCGGCCCGTAATCTGAAAGATGCGCTGAAAGAATCGATGGAGCCGGTCAGGGACTTGTCGCGCCGGCTGGCACCGACTGACTCGGGCCTGATGAAGCGCAGCATCCGAATCGGTACGCGATCGAATCGCCGCGGAATAGCCGTGTTTGTGCGCACCGGCACCCGCAAGCAATTGAAGATCCCCGCCGATGCAAAATATTACTACCCGGCCGCAATCGAGTACGGCACCAGGACGATGCCGCCACGGCCATTCCTGCGGCGGGCCCTGGCCCGGTTGAAAAACGCGGTAATCAATCGTGTGGGCGATGCTATTCGCCGCAAGCTGGAATCGTGAATGACCATCGAAAGCGCGCTCTATTCCTACCTCAGCAACAAGGCATCGGTCACGGCCCTGGTCAGCGATCGCATTTACCCGCAGGTCGCGCCCCAGGGCACGGCTTACCCGTTCGTTACGTTTAACGTGCTGAGCGAGGACACGCAGCACGATATGTCAGGCGCCAGCGGCCTGACCAATGTCGCGATGCAAATAGACGCCTGGTGCGAAACGGTTGCCGATCGGGTTTCGGTTTCGGAGGCGCTACGCAATGCGCTCGATGGTTTTCGCGGCGCCATGGGTACGGAGAGCCTGCACATCAGCAATTTTTTCATGACTGACCGGCAGAATTTTCTCGAGGGCGACACCGAGGGAAAGGCGCATCCGCTCTACCGGTCGTCGATGGATTTTTCAATATGGCACGCGGAGAGCGTGCCGACACTTTGAGGTAATCAGCAATGTCTGACGTTGGTACTGGTACAACTATCGTTTTCGGGACTTCCGGCTTTACCGCCGAGGTTTTATCAATCAACGGTAATGATATTAATCGCGAGGATATCGATATTTCCCACATGGGGACCACGGTTTACCGGCGCTGGATGCCTAGCGACCTGATCGACGGCGGCTCGCTCAAGGACCTGATCAAGCGGCAGGGCAAGGTGGGGGCGCGGCGGGCGGCCGAGATTGCGGAGGCCCTGGCGCGGGCGCTGGAGTACGCCCACGGGCTGGGTGTGCTGCACCGGGACATCAAGCCCGCCAACGTGTTGATCGACG